CGTATGGCGAAAGAGGATCCGTTTGCTGGGCTGCCCGCGATAAGCTTCTGCCAGGTCGACATCGCTGCGTTGCAGCAAGCCGCAGTGCAGGGGTTTCAAGCGAACTGGTTCAACATGACAGGCGAGCAGCTCACGCTCACGCTCGCAGATCGCCGCACGAACTTCATTTACTCGCTCGTCTATTATCTCGTCCAGGAGCGGCTGCTGATCGATGCGAGCGCTAAGCAGAACTTGCTCCCGTACAGCCTCGGCGGGTTCCTTGATGCGCTCGGTATCTTTTTTGCTACGACGCGGCTCGACGCTTCTCCGGCGACGGTCGATATCGAATTTACGCTCGATCAGGTCTATGCCACAGACTCCATGATCCCAGCTGGGACAAGCGTGCAAAGCCCGTCGAGCGGCATGATCTTTAACACTGACTCTGATCTTGTGATCAGTGCAGGCTACCCAAGCGGCAGCACGAGCGCGACGTGTACGACTACTGGCCCAAGCGCTAATGGGTTGCTCGACATCAACGCTGTGATCAACTGGACGATAGTCGGTTTCACGGTCACTGCCCAGAACCTCGTCGCGAGCATCGGCGGTGCTGACATCGAAAGCGACAACGCGTTCCGCATCAGGCTGCTTGGAGCGACTGACAGCTACTCGCCCGCTGGCCCAAAAGGCCGCTACCGTTATTGGACGCTCGCGTACAGTCCTGCGATTGTTGACGTCAGCGTGCTTGGGCCCGAAGACGGCTTGGCGCCCGGCAACGTGCAGGTCGTCGTCTTGTTGCAGAATGGGCAGTTTCCAGATGGCAGCTTTACAACTGATGTTTACAACTGGCTGAACGTCGACACGGTGCGCGATCTGTGCGCGAACTTGACCGTCACGGCTCCGAGCGGAGTCGCCTACAGCGTCAGCGTGCGCTATTGGGTCGACACGCTGCAATCGAGCAACGTCGTCTTGATAGGCGAGCAAGTCACGACTGCGGTGAATAACTGGGTCACGGAGAACAAGACGGGGATCGGCGGCTCGATTAACCCTGCGACATTGACGCAAGCGGTGATGGAAGCCGGCGCGTCGTATTGCATCGTTGATCAGCCGCCGCGCATCGCGCTGAACCTCGCCCAAGTAGGGGTGCTGACTGATGACCCAGTGATTTCGTACCAAGGTCTAGAAAGCGACCTGCAACCGCTGCCGGTATGAGCGAGTCGATCAACACGGTTAGCCTCGTCGAGTATCTGACGCCCGCGATGAGAAACGATCTATTCTTTCAGTGCGTTGCGTTGACGCTCGACCCGTTACTCGCTGACATTAGATCTCAGATTGCGAATAACAATATCCTCGCGAGGTTGCAAAACCAGCCGTCGCTCGTGCTCGACGTGCTCGCGAGCTATCATTTCAACCTCGATGTCTACGACGATACGCTCCCGTTCGGGACGAAACTCGTACTCGTGCAAGATGCGATTGTGAGCAAGATCCGCAAGGGCACCCCGTCAGCGATCAAAGCGGCGATGAACACCGTGTTTAATTACTGTGAGCTGATCGAGTGGTGGCAGGACAGCCCCCAAGCGCCACACGATACGTTTCGGATTCTGATCAATGACCCGCTCGTCGACCCTGTGCGGGTCAATAACATGATTAAAACCATTCTCGCAGTAAAAAACGCGCGATCATATTTCGCTGGTGTTTCGTCATTTACGCAGGTCCCAGCGGGCAACGTCTATGTCGGCGGTATCGTCGGCGAGTACGACTACCTAGTGCTGCCCTATACGCGCACAATCCTCTAGTATTTCTTCACGATGTCATTTAGTCCGCTACTCGTAACAAACGCTGGTCTAGCGGCACTCGCTCAAGTCGGCACGGGCGCAACGCTCATTATCACAAAAGTCGACACAGGTAGCGGTTATCCAGTCAGCGGCGACGTCCCGGCGAACTTCACAGCGCTCAAGCATCACGTGATGGATTGCCAGAGCACGAGCACGAATACGCTCGTTCTCTATCAGACGACGATCAAATGCAGTATCACGCCGTCAGCCGCACCGAGCACGTTTCAGGTCAATGAGTTTGGCGTGTGGGCGAGCCTGAATTCGCAAGCCCCGTTCTTATTCGCGTACAGCTCGACGGGCGCAGCGAACGGCGACACGGTCAATCCAGCGGCTCCAGTCGTCAAGACTTACATCTTGCCTTGTGTCTACTCGACGCTGCAAAGCGTCACTGCGTCAATCACGATGACCGACGTCGTCGGACTGCACGCGTCGACGCACCTCCCAAGCGGGACTGATCCACTACCAATTGCGGGCAATTCGATCGGTGGGCTAACCCCGAAGACACCGAACGATGGCACTCAAGTCTTAATTGGCGGCGCGACAGCGAGCTGGGGCCCGTTGCCGTTGCACGGCCCAACGCACGTCTCGACAGGGCGGGACCCCATACCGATCGCGACACCGTCCGCGACAGGGTTGCTGCCCGTGCTGAGTAACAGCCTCAACGATGTCCTGCATGGCACGGGCACATGGGCCGCTGCGTTCTTTCCTGGTTTCATTACTGACTTCGGCGGCTCGTACGCTCCGACTGGGTGGCTGCTGTGCGACGGTCAAGCCTATTCGCGCACGACTTACGCAGCGCTGTACACGGCGCTAGGCGGGACGGGCTCGCCATGGGGACAAGGCGACGGCTACAGTTCGTTCAATGTGCCTGACTTGCGCGGGCGCGCGACTATCGGCGCTGGGCTTGGGGCTGGGCTGACGAACCGGGCAGTCGGCGCCAGAGGAGGTGAAGAGACTCACGTGCTCAGCGCAAACGAGATGGCGCAGCACAACCACGGAGTTAATGATCCTGGACACGCTCACTCGGTCTATGACCCCGGGCACGCGCACTCGGTTTATGACACAGGGCATGGGCACTATCTAGCGCAAAGCCCGCATGGGCACCAGACGAGCGATCCAGGGCACGCCCACTCGGTCTACGATCCGCAGCATGCACACGGCGTCGCTGACCCGAGTCACGTGCATCAGACCTATTACGAGACGATGTATGGGCATCCGACTGCAAACGCGCTGTCTGACCAGCCGCATCCTATCTACAACATGACGGCTGCGTGGACGTCGTCGCAAGCGTCACAGACGGGTATCGGAATTTACGCGGCAGCAACGGGCGTCGGGATCTATGCGAACTATACCGGGCTTGCCGTCGTGCCGCAGAACGCCAACTTGACGCTGTACAATGCTGCGACGGGTATCGCGATCTATGGCGCTGGCACAGGCATCGCGATCTACGCCAACGCGACCGGTATCTCGATCCAGTACAGCGGCGCGAACTGGGCCCACAACAACATGCAACCGTACGCGGTCGCTACTAAGATCATCAAGTATTAGAAATGCATTACAAGATTGACCTTCTTACAGACGAGCAGCTCGCGCACTTCACGACCAACGTGAACGACGAGATCTCGCTCGAAATTCCCGATGGCCAAGGCGGCTTCGAGCGGCAGACGTTTGTTGTGACTGATGTCGAGATTATTGACGCAGGAGCGCATCCCGACTTAAAGATTCACTTGAACAAGGTAACGCTGAAACTGGAGTAACGTAATCGCAGCAGTATTTAATATCACAGTGCGCGCTGACAGAGAATTCTATCTCCCTGTCAACATCATCACTGCTCTCGGCAACCCGGCTAATCTGACGGGGTACCAGCCCACGATGACTGTGAAGAAAAAACAGGGCGACGGCGACGCGCTCGCGCTGTACAAGTCGGCGCCTTGGGTGAAGAATCTTTCTTTCGGTCAATTTACTTTTCAAATCACGCGCACACAGAATGCTGGCTGGTGGGTGCCGCCGCCAAGCGGGAGCGGCGCCCTGACAACGACAATGGTCTACGACGTGACAACGCTCGACATCGCAACCCCACCTAACCTCGTGACACTGCTTGAGGGCACCGTGAGCGTGATTGGCCCCGTAACCGTGAGCATCCCTTAACATGGCGCAAACCGTAATTCCAGTTCCTGGTCCCGAGACGATTGTTTTAAGTCTTAATGACGTGACTGCGATTGGGCCACCGGGGGCGCAGGGCCCACAAGGGATTCAAGGTCC